AAACAAAATCAAAATAGCCTTTGAATACGCAAGGCTTTCATTGCTATTATTACTAACAATAGGATTATTAACAGTGCTATTTTCTTTTGCGATAAATTTTATTGCGGACGGAATTCTAAAAATAATATAAAAAACATGAGCAAAAAAATCAAGATTTATATGTGGATGATTGAGCACATAATGCCAAAAATGATGATTTATTTATGTGCAAATGAGGTCGTTTATCATGCATCATCGGGAAAGTATAGCTCAACGGTAGTCAGCAACTTGAAAGCAATTAGGGCATTAAATAGGTATTACAAGGACAATCTAAAAAATAAAAAGAGCAATAAAAATGAAAAATGAACATCAATATGACTTATTATCAATGATTCTTGCCTTAATAGCTGTTTTTCTGTGGCAGGAAGACATGACGGAGGTTTTAATTTTTTTAGCCGGGTTGTTTTTCTTTAGGACTGGCTTTGAAATTATAACATCAAAAAAAATAAATAAAAAATAAAGTTTCGGTGTAAAAGAAGCAGGGCAATTGTCGAAATAGCCGTTCGCTCTATGCCCTGCGTCCTTTGCACGAACGGCAACAATGACAAAAAAACAAATAGGGGAAATAATGAAAAAAAGGGGGAAGCAGTACAAATCAACAGACAAAAAAATAATACCGCAAGACATCAAAATTTGCCCTTTTCAAAGCAACGGAGAAGAGGAGGTCGCTTGCTCGCCTCGTTGTATGTTGTTTAGAGCGAACAAAAGGAAGGGATACGAATGTCCATTCTCAGAAATGACAAGCATTAGTTGGCTATTGAGAGAAAGTGGACAGAAAAATTTTAATTACAAAAATAATAATCAATACTATGGAGGAAGATAAAAAAAATAAAATGGAATGGAAACAGACACTATGGGCCCATAAAATAAAATTTAAGGATAGAGAAGTCACACTTTTGAAGAAATATCCGGCAGTTTGTCCACATTGTGAGCTTAAAATTGAAGCAAAACCATCAACGTTTATGATAAAATATTTTTTGAATTATGGAGAAATGAGCTGCCCAAACTGCAATGAAAGAATGGGAATGAAGATTGACGAAGAAAATAAAAAAATGATTGTCTTTGACTTGGAGAACAAAAACATCTCAAGAATTGGAAAAATGCCGAATAATTGCTTTAAATATAGGAAAGGAGCAAACACGTGGAGAGAAGTGGGGAAAAGTGGGGCAAACTTGACAAAAAAGAAAAAAAGTTTAAAATATAAATAAGTTTTTGTTTTTATTTTTAGCAAAAAGCCGCCCTATCAGGCGGCTTTTTGCTATGAAAAAAAGTGATTTTTGGGGTATTTTTTGAAAACGTCAAAACAAAAAAATAATATTACAGAGATTTTTTTTTACAAAAGAAAATCTATAAAAGAAAAATAAAAAGAAAAGAAACAATCAAGAGAAAGAGCGTGTGAGTTCTGGATATATACAAGAGTAATCAGAAAACTCAACAACTCTCTTAGTAACAACAGGAAGAGAAGAGCAAGCAACAACAAGACCCATTAGATAATCAGTTTCAAGATTAGTGTCTTGTCGCTGATAAAGAGTCATCTGGTCGGCAAGTTCAGGAATAAAAGGACTCTTGATGGATTCAGTATCAATCAAAGCTTGACAATGATCAAGCAGACGATCCTTGCCGCCACCTCTAAAATCAACAGGCTTTGCTATATCTTGCAACATACCATAGAGAGTATCACCAAGCCCAGTTGAATCAAGATAAACATCAGAGTCACTTTCAGAATTAGCTTGTCTTATCTCTCTTTCAATGCTGGACTTCTCGACATTAGAACCGGAGGAGTTGTTAATATTCTCTCTCTCTTTCTCAGTCCAAGGCAATTGAAAAGCCCAATACTTGACTATTCTATAAGGTGCACTAGTAACATCCAAGCGATAACCAACAGTTAAATCAGCATTCAACTTCTTCCCTCTTGCAAGGTCCCAACCCTCAACATAACGATGGCCGGGCTTGACATCTTCAAACTTCAATGACTCCTTGAATAAAACAGGAACACGAGAAGCAAACATCATTGAGGAGGTATCAATAAATTGACCATGAACAATCTGCTTGACCTTCTCTTCACTCCAAGTCTGTATTTGATAATTTAAAAGTTCATGGTCAATGTAAGGATTTTCAAAAGAAGAACCACCGCGAACATAACCACCACCACGCTTGATAGTTTCACAAACTCTATACCAAGCAGTATAACCTTTCGGAGTAGCGGCAAAGTCAGCTTGCGAGTCCTTCCACCTTCTCAAGCGAGGCAAAACAATCTTCTCTCTTAAAAATTCAAGGTGTTGTTCAAGAGCGATTTCGTCCACAGATATATAACCATATTCCTTCCCTTCAATAGATTCCCCTTTCTTCTTAGTAGTCTTGAACTCAGTTGAGGCACCGTTAGAATATCTCAAGCGTGGTTGAGGGAATTTTACAATTCCGTTCTTGGGCAATAACCAAGAACGCAAAAGAGGCGAGTTATAAATAAGCGAAATTATCTCTTCCTGGATAAGCTCAGATTGCTCTTGCGTAATAGCGGCATTCAAAGTCTTATATTTAGAACCATCAGCATAATGCTTGAGAATATAATAAATATGCTTCTTTGCTAAAACAGAGGTTTTGCCCCAACCATTGCCAGGATGAAGACCATTTTCACGATGGACAGAATGAGAAAGAAATTCAGATTGCCCTTCATGAGATTTATTGCAAACAACAAACTCATCAAAAAAAGACCAATCCCTTTTTTCCTGAATATCAGAAAGAGCCTTTATTATAATCGAAAAAATTTTCTCATTTATAGCAGACATTGGGCTGTTGATAAAAAGTTGATAATATAGATTTTAGCCTTAACAAAAGACAACAGGCACGCCCACACAAATAAAAAGGATTCGCTACGCTCAACTGATAGCTCAAAAAAGGTCCAATCCAGTCGTTGTTCCGCTACGCTCCACAACTCCCCCTGTCTTGTCCCTTTTTTGCCCGCTATTGTTGGCTCAACGCCCGCACAACATCCGTTTTGACAACATGCCAAAAGCCCCTTACCTTTTTTTTCGCCAAAAAAACTCAGTCAAACAAAACTCCTTCGTTTTTTGGCTCAAAAAAAGGGGGGCTTTGGCACGTCGCAAAACGGGTGTTGTGCGTCATTTCGCCTGTCGCTACGCTCCAATTGTCGGCCCTCTGATTGGTCGTCAGCTTGGGAAACTGGTTGCTTCGGGCCGGCTATTCTGGGGGGGCCGTTCCGCTTGGGCTCCACGGCTTCCCCCCAGACCCCCCTTTTGGCCCTTTTTGTCTTTTCTCCCTGCGGGGCTGTGGTCAAAAAGGGCCAGTTGTGGTCCTCCCTCTTTGGTGGCCACTTGCTTTCGTACCTCAAGCAACTGGCCGCTCGTTCTGTGTCCCTACAAACAACAAGGAACTCGCTACCGCTCGTGCATTTTCTTTCTGTTTTTCGGGCCACGTTGTTGGCTCCAAACCCTTCCGCTACGCTCCGGGCTTGTCGCCAACAGATTCCGTCCCTTCTTTTTCTAAGGGGGAATACCCCCTCGGGGGGGCATTTTTTTTTCGTTCCGCTACGCTACACTTCAAAAAAAAGTGCCTTAAAGCCTCCCCCTCACCCCCTTTTTTTCTTTCCCCCTTTTTGGAAAACGTTTGCCAGCAAGGCCCGTTGGGCCTTTTTTGCTGGCAAACTTGAGCTTGGATGGGTTCGTCAAAAGGGGCAAAAGGAAAAGGGTTTCCTGTTTCGGCCTCTGAAAATTTGTCAAGCTTGTTTGGGGCAAAGCTTCGGCCGATTAGTCGGAAGAAGGTTTCTTGGGTTTAAAAAGAACGCCCTGTTGAATATCAAAACCCTGTTTTTCGCTGGCTTTTTGAAAAAGAGCGAGAACATCTGAATCGTCGGCAGAATCAGGGTCACGGATTACATTATAATAAAGTTTGACTAGCTCTTTGAAGTCATCAATGCCAAGTCTTAAAGTCCCGGACGCAAGATGGTCAAGAATTTGTTGGTAGCTGGCACGAATGAGGAAAAGTGTGTCGTGTTGGTGACGTGCGAGAGTTTCGGCTTGGGCGTCAAATTTTTCTCGTGAGAGCTTGGTGGCAAGACTACGGAGAGCTTTTCGATAGTTTTTTTGGTGGCGGGAGATGGAGGAAGGAGAGAGCGAGTAACCAAAATTTTCTTTAAAATGATTCGAGATGTCTCTGTAGGTGTGTCCGTCTTTTATCATTTGCTGGATTTCTTCAAAATACGGAGACGAACAAACTTTGCAATTCGATTGACAGAAAGGGGATGACGCAAGGTCGATTTCGTTGAGTTCGCTTTTTTCGAGGCTCGTTTCGTTTTTTGCGGATTTTTCAGTTTGTTTGGTTTCCATTTTTTTAAAATCTCAAAAAGTTAAATTGAAGGTCGAGACTTTTCGAAAAGAATAGATCTTCTGAAAGGAAAGTTTCGATTCTTTTCTTTTTGGTTCTTTTTCTTTTCTTGCTCGGCCCCCGGATTATAATAACAAAAAAAAAAGTTGTCAAGCAATAGAGCCAAAAAAGGGAGAAACAAGGGAGAAATAAAAAGGAAAATTGACAAGATTTTCAAAAATGTTAAAATATCTTTCAAAATCAATTTTAAATAAAAACAAAATGAAATTCAGCACAAGAAAAGCAATCGAAATTATCGATAACCTAAAGAAAAAAGCAGGAGAAGCAACAGCAAACAGAGCATCAAGATTCAAAAAAAACATGAGATTTGCTTTAGATAAAAAGCAATGGGAAAATGACGAAGAAGACAACATAGCAAACCCAAAATTAATTTTCAATCAAACAAAAGATTACATAGACATTCATGTATCAAAAATTTTTCCGATAAATCCAAAAAAAGGAACTTTTGAAATAGGGGTAACAAGTTTTGAAGAAAACAAAGAAAAAAAAGAAAAATACGAAAAAGAGATTTTAGAAACATACGCAGAGAATCTTTTTGAAATTACAATCAACGAGCAACTTTTAAACTTCTTTTACGGAGGGGACGCGTGCATATATTACCCACAGAATGAAATAACAAAAAAGGCTGAAATTATCTCTTTAGATCCGAAGAGAGTTTTTTTGAATTGGGAAGGCGGAAAATTGATTCAATTTGCATTCAAAGATAGTGTTTCGATAGACCAAGGAAGGATGGAATTAAAAGCTAGAGATAATTGGATTGTGAATTTTGTAAAAAAAGCACTTGGAACAAGCGGAGAGGACACAACAGACGCTTTCAAGGAAGTTGAAAGGATTACCTATTGGGATAAAAATTTCAAAATAATCAAAATCGGAGAAAATGAAGTCAAGATTTTTCCAAATCAAAACAAAATTATTCCGGCTTCATGGATTCCAAATGAACCAAAACCAAACGAACAAGAAGGGAAAAGCGACGTTGAAAAACTAAAACAACTTGAAAAGGAATACAACGCCAGAACTTCGGATTTAGGCGAAAGAGTTTTCAAAAACACAACACCGGTCTTGGCCACATATTCAGATAATAAGATTGAAATAGGAGACAAGAGAGACGGACATTTGCAACTAAGCAAGGGAGACAAGGCGGAATTTTTGACAGTACCAGAGGCAAGCGAAAACATGAAATACGTTGAAAAGCTAGAAGAGAGAATGCAGACAAAAATGGGAATCAATGACGCAATTTTGGGAAGAATGAGGTCGAACATATCAGCTTTAGCAATGGGTTACTATTTTTCACCACTAAACGATAGAATCGCAAAAAAAAGAATTTATTGGGACAAGGCATTGAAAGAATTAAACAGAGCGATTTTAAAATATAGATTTGGAGAAGGAGACTTCAGAACAGAGGCAACCTATCACCAAGCAATGCTACTTGACCAAAATGAGCAAGTAAGAAACACCATCCAAATGTTAAATAATAGGTTGATTTCGCATGTGGACGCAATAGATGAGTTGAGAAATGTCGAAAACTCAGAGGAAAAAATGAGAGCAATCATTGAAGAAATTAAAACGCTCTCAAAGGTAGATGGTTTTTTGTCAGAAGTAAAAGAAGAAAGCAATAAAAACAAAGAAGAAGATGAGGAAGAAGAAAAAGTTTAATAATTTTTAAAAATAAGAAAAATGCCAAAACCAAACACTGGCCCCAAGGACTCTCCAGGAACCAAAAAAGGCAATCCAGGAGACAACCCGGAAGGCAACCAGAACGATCAAGGAAATGATCAAAATGAGTCCGAAAACATCAAAGCATTGCAAAGAAAGTTGTCTGAAAAAGACAACGCAATGAAAGATTTGCAAAAAAAGCTTGATGAGCTAGAAGGCAAAAAAAACGAAGGAAAAAACGAAATAGAAACACTAAGGGATGAATTGTCAAAAATGAATGAAACAATATCATCGTTAAAAACAGAAAGAGAAAAAGAAACCCTAAGCCAAAAATACCCAGACATTTTGCCGGAATTTCTAGTCGGAAAAACAGAAGATGAAATTGAATTGATCGTAAAAAGGCAAAGAGAGAAAAATAAGGAACTCTATGGAGAAATCCCAGTTAATAGCCCTCAGTTTGAAAACAGTGACGAAGTGCAAAAAGAAATTGATGAAGTAAGAAAAAACAAGGCACTGACAACAGAGGAGAAAATAGCTAAAATTGGAGAACTCAAGGAGTTAAAAAACAGTTTCGAAGAGTAAGATTTAAATTAAAATTTAATCCAAAGAAAAAAATGTTAGAAAAAGCTAAAAAGTTTCTAGTATCAAAAGACACTTTGAAGGTCGCGGGAATCTTCACACTGCTTTTGGTGCTTGATTTGGTTGGTGTAGACGTCGCAACAATGGGCATGTTGCTGGTCGGTGGAGGAATTATTGACCAGGCGTCAATTAGAGAGCATGAAGATTTGAGCGATGAAATCGACGTGCTTTTTGAAAATGAAAGAGACATGAATTTGTTATCTTTTGTTCGATATTTGCCGGCAACTGTCAGAGCAACTCACGAAAAGCATGAATGGCAAGATGACACAATGCCACCGGAAAGCCTAAGCTTGACCGCTTCAGAAGAGTCCGCAGACTGGGACACCACCGACGACATAACAGACTTGCCAGTCGCAACCGCTCAAATTACAAAATTGAAAGTTGGAGACGTTTTAATGCTCGACTCAGGAGAGGTGGTTGTTGTAAAATCAATTGACACGTCAGCAGAAACTATCGATCTTGTAAAGCGTGGATGGGGCGGAACAACCGCAGCAGCTCAAGGCACCAGTGCATTCACGGCATACATTATCGGAAACGCTCAGGTGGATGGTTCGGACCCAATGGACGAAAACTACAAAGCACCAACCGAGGTTTACAACTATGTCCAGATTTTTGAAGACACCGCCGGAGTATCAGGAAAAGTCATGCGTTCAAGAATCACAAAAAACACCGAAATGGCAAGGCAATTGACCATTAAATTAAAGCGTTTGATGAGTCAGTTAAACTATGCCATGCTTTATGGAGTAAGGGAGAAATCAGGAGACAGAGCAACCATGCAAGGAATGCGTGACAGGACAAGCTTGACCTACAACGTAAACGGAGCGTTGACGCTGGCGAAAGTCTATTCAATCGTTGCAGCAATGATTGACGCAGGAGGTTCGCCCTCAGCTTTTCACGGAAGCCCAACCACAATTGGAGACCTTGAGCAACTTTTGTCTTCTTATGTTGAAAGCTCGACCAGTGATTGGAACGCAAAATTGACAGTGAAAAAAGTAAACTTGCTGGGAATCGACATTGAAATTCATGTTGACAAGCACATCTCAGATAGTGAGTTGTTGTTGGTGGATTACAACCGCGTGAGGTACGGAACGCAAGAAAGCGAAGAGGCAACCGGAGGATTCAAAGCTTATGAAGTGGAAAAAAACGGCAAGCAATGGAAAAAGCACATTGTCGGTTACTACACAATGGAGCAAAGACAAGCGGCAGCCTCAGTTTGTAGGGCATACGGAATCACCTGATAAATTTTGATTAAGGTTTGGCGGTTTTCCTTGTTATAAAAACCGCAGTTCGGTTTTTTAAAAATTTAAATAAAACAAATGGCAAAGTTTGTAAGAAAGTCAAAAAATCCAAACGGAAAAGCATATGTAAGCTTGGGAAAAAAAACAATCAAAATTGAAAACAGAGAACAATACGAAACAGACATTAAAGAAGAAATCAAAACGCTCAAAAGAGACCCGGAGCTGGAAGAAATCAAAACAACCAAAAGAAACCCGAAGTTGGAAGAAGAAGACGAAAAAGGAGGAAAAAAGTTTTTAAAACCCAAGGAGAAATAGTTTGTTGAAAGGACGCTTTAGAGCGTCCAAACTAACAAATTATTAAAATAAAAAAAATGACAAGAACAGAAGCCTTGACAATATTCAAGGAATATATCGACGACTCAAGCTATACATCAGAAACGTTTATCGAGCAAAGCCTTTATTTGCTGAACAATTACTTTTCGCAAGAGTTCGTAGACACCTCGAACAACACAACCTCGGGAAATTCAAGCGTAAGCGAACCAACAGGAACAAAAGAAATTAAAAAGATTTTCATTGACGGTGAGGAAGTGAAAAAATTAAGAGACGAGGAAGATTTAAACGCATTAATAGATGCGGAAGTTCAAAGATGGTATAGAAAGGCCGGAACAATTTATTTTATAAAAGAATTTGAAGAGGACAATCTAACAATAAAAATTGAAGCTCAAAAAAAATATACCTGGCCGAGTTCTACCGACACAGACATGGACCTGGAAAATGAGTTGCAAGACCTTTTGATGCTGGGTGCTCAAATTAGATACATTAGAAGCTTTTTAAACAAAACAAGAAGCGAAAGCC